TAAAATTTTAAGGAGTTATAATGGCAGGATATAGTAAAGAAGCAGAAAGACAGAATAAGGCATTAAAAGATTTAATGACCACAGGTAAAACTGAAAAAGATTATGTACAAGTAGGGTACGAGGGTAAGAAAGAAAACCTTGGTGGTAAAACAAGAAAATCAGAATTAACAGATGTAATGGCATCAGTAAGAATGCCTTGGTTTTGTCCTAAGTGTGATAAAGCAATGAAGAAAAAACTTGATGATAAATTTTGGAGAATAAAAGGACATTGTTTTGATTGTCAAGTTGATATGGAGAATAAACTTAGACTTGAAGGTGTATATGAAGATTACGCAAAAACCAAGATATTAGAAAATCAAAAGGCATACTTAAAAGATTTAGAACAAAGTATTGATGACTTTGAAAAAACAGGTGGTAAAACAGAGTGGTTAAATCAAGTTGGTGTCAATACCCCAGAACTCGAAAAAGAAAAATGGGAGATGGGTGAACAAGAGTTTGAGAAAACTATATCAGACGCAAGAGATTTCATACGAGAAAAACGAGAACTCGTAGAAAAAGCAGAACAACAAATACAAGGAGCGAACTAATGAATATCATTCAAATGATAATAAACCTATTCTTTGGTGGAAATAAAAAACAAGAAGTTAAAGAATTAGATAAAGCAATTAAAGTAAAAGACCAAGAAGTTAAAGAACTTGAAAAAGAAGTTGAAGTTCTTGAGTCAAAGAAAAAAGTAAATAAAAAAGAAGTAGCTAAATTAAAAAGAAAAGTCACTACTACTAAAAAACAATTAGAAAAAGCATCAGAAGCAGTAAAAACAGACGATGCCGATGAAGCAGTGAAATTTTTAAAGAAGTTTAGTAAATAAACTATATATTTATATATATGAGATATTTTATTTACATATTATTAATGGGAGCTTTATTCTCACAAGACATAGTCGGAGATGACCCGATAATCATTGAAGAACCTAAAACTTATACTTTTACAGAAGAAGAAGTATTAGGATTTACCAACACGATTAAAGAACTTGAATTAAAAGATAGTTTAAATGTTTCGTTGGTAATAGATTTAGAGGAACAAATCAAACTTTATGAAGAAAATTCATACATAGACTCTATGTTGATTGCGAATAAAACTACTCAAATTGGTTTACTAAAAGACACCAACAAACTACTTGAACAAAAAGTAAAACTTGTCAGACCTAAATGGTATGAGAACAAATGGTTATACTTTACATTTGGAGTAGCGTTGACTGCTACATCAGTTAAGTTAGCAGGTCAAATAGTAAACTAATGGCAGAACAAATTAAAGAAGTAATCAAACAACAATACATTCAATGTGCAACTGACCCAGCATATTTTATGAAAAAGTATTGTATGATACAACATCCAATACGAGGTAAAATACCATTTGAATTGTATGATTTCCAAGAAAAATCGGTTCGTGAATTTAAAGATAATCGTTTTAACATTATTTTAAAAGCTCGTCAATTAGGAATATCAACATTAACAGCAGGGTATGCTTTATGGATGATGACTTTTCACCAAGACAAAAATGTTTTGGTAATTGCAACCAAACAAGAAGTAGCAAAAAACTTGGTAACGAAAGTTCGTGTTATGCACGCAAACTTACCGAGTTGGTTAAAACAACCTTGTGTGGAAGACAACAAATTAAATTTGAGATATCGTAATGGTTCCCAGATTAAAGCAGTATCTTCTGGTCCAGAAGCAGCTCGTTCTGAGGCACTATCATTATTGATATTAGATGAGGCGGCATTCATTGATAAGATTGATGACATATGGACAGCAGCACAATCCACATTGACTACTGGTGGTAGTTGTATTGCATTGTCAACACCAAATGGTGTGGGTAATTGGTTTCACAGAACTTGGGTAGAAGCAGAAGATGCAACCGGTATGTTTAATCCGATTAAATTACATTGGACTGTTCATCCAGATAGAGGTGAAGAGTGGAGAAAAGAACAAGATACTTTATTAGGTCCAAGTTCAGCAGCACAAGAGTGTGATTGTGACTTCTTGACTTCTGGTACTGGGGTAATTGACCCAATTATTTTAGAGAAAATGAGAAAAAGTTTATGTATTGACCCCGTAGAAAAACGAGGTATCGATAGTAATATGTGGGTTTGGGAACAACCAAACTACAATAAAGATTATATTGTATGTGCTGATGTTGGTAGAGGAGATAGTGCAGACTACTCTGCATTTCACGTTATTGAATTGGAAAGTTTAACTCAGGTAGCAGAATACAAAGGTAGAATAAATACCAAAGATTTCGGAAATATGTTAGTTAGTATTTCCACAGAATATAATGATGCTTTACTAATCGTAGAGAACAATAATATAGGTTGGGCAACAATACAACAAATTATAGATAGGGATTATCCTAATCTATTTTATACAAGTAAAGACTTACAATATGTTGATGTTCAACATCAAATCACGAATAAACATTATCGTGAAGAAAAGAAAATGGTTGCTGGTTTTTCAACGACTTCTAAGACCAGACCACTAATTATTAGTAAGTTAGAAGAATTTTTTAGAGAAGAAAGTGTGATAGTTCGTTCAAATCGTTTGATTGATGAACTATTAACTTTCGTTTATATAAATAACAGAGCAGAAGCAATGCGAGGATACAATGATGACCTTGTAATGTCTTTTGCTATTGGACTTTGGGTTCGTGATACAGCATTAAGACTACGAACACAAGGTGTGGAATTAACAAAAAAAACCCTATCCAAAATGATGGATAATGAGGGTTTATACACTCAAGAAGACGTCAATAAAAATGATAGTTGGGAGTGGGAAACAGGTAAAGAAAAAGAGTCGTTAGATTGGCTTTTATAAAGTGAGGTAAAAAATGGCAGATAAAACATTATTTGGGAGATTACAACGATTATTCAGTACAAATGTAATTGTTCGTAATGTCGGTGGTAAAAAATTAAAAATCGCCGATACAGACCAAGTTCAGAAACAGGTTAAGTCACATTTAGTTGATAGGTATTCAAAACTACATAACAATTTGGATTTAGTCGGAACAGGTTATTCTACCGTTCATCAAGTTATGGCGGCAAGGTTAGCATTGTTCAAGGATTATGAATCAATGGATTCTGACCCAATCATTTCATCAGCATTGGACATTTATTCAGATGAGTCAACAATGAAAGGTGAGTATGGTGAAGTCATTACGATTAAATCTGATAATGAAAACATCAAAGAAATTTTACATAATTTATTTTATGACATTATGAATGTTGAGTTCAATCTATGGCCTTGGGTTCGTAATATGGTTAAGTATGGAGATTTCTTTTTACACTTAGACATTAATGAAAAGTATGGTATTACTAATGTAGTTCCACTTTCACCGTATGAAGTTGTAAGAGCAGAAGGAGAAGACCCAGAAAATCCTTACTACACTAAGTTCTACTTAGAAAGTATTGAAGGTGCACATCCTTACTTTGGACAAAAACCAAGTGGTCAAGGAAAAATAGAATTTGAAAACTTCCAAATCGCACACTTTAGATTAGCAAACGATAGTAATTTCTTACCTTATGGTAAATCTATGGTGGAGTCTACAAGAAAGATTTGGAAACAATTAACTTTAATGGAAGACGCTATGTTAATTCACAGAATTATGAGAGCACCTTCTAAACGAGTATTCAAGATTGATATCGGAAATATACCACCAAATGAAGTTGATAATTATATGCAACGAATCATTAATAAAATGAAGAAAACACCATTTGTTGATGAGACAACCGGTGAGTATAATTTAAAATACAACATACAAAACTTAACAGAAGATTTCTTCTTACCAGTTCGTGGTGGAGATTCCGGAACAGAAATAAATGAATTGGGTGGTATTGATTATGATTCAACCGAAGACGTCGAATATTTGAAAAACAAATTGTTAGCATCACTAAGAGTACCGAAAGCATTCTTAGGGTTTGATGAAAATGTCGGTGGTAAAGCAACACTTGCAGCAGAAGATGTAAGATTTGCAAGAACCATAGAAAGAATACAAAGAATTATCGTATCTGAATTAACAAAGATAGCAGTAGTTCACTTATATTCACAAGGATACACCGACGAAGACTTGGTAAACTTTGAATTAGAATTAGCAAGTCCTTCAACAATGTATGAACAAGAAAAGATAGAATTATTTGGTCAAAAGGTAAGTTTAGCTCGTGATATGTTACAAGACAAAATTTTACCTTATGAATGGATTTATAATAATGTGTTTAACTTTTCAGAAAAAGAAAAAGTTGAAATTGAATCACAGATTGTTGAAGACCAAAAACAGAAATTCAGACACTCACAAATTGAGATGGAAGGTAATGACCCAATGGCTTCAGGAGAGTCAATTGGAACACCAAGTGATATGGCAGCCGTGGGTATCGGACAAGACGATGCTCAAACACCACCGGATACCGTAGCAGGTTCCGTATTTGACCCATTTGATGATGGAGAAGATGACAGACCAGAAGACCAACAAGGTGGTCGTCCACAAGAAATGAATAAACCATTCAAAGATAGTGGAGCAAGAGGTCGTGACCCATTAGGAAAGCAAACAAAAAATCGTAGACCATTAGCATTAGCACACTACGACGCCTTGAAAAAAACTATGGGTAAAAAGTCAAAAGACATAATACAAGAAACTACCCAAGTAGATGAATTAGAAAAAGAATATAATGAATATAAAGAGGAAAAAGGTAAAGAATAAATACCGATTTCTTAAAAGTTTTATATTTATTATTGATAAAATACACAAAAATACTTTGGAGCTCAAATGTCTTATGTAAAACATAATAAGATAAAGAATACAGGTATTCTTTATGAACTATTATCTCGTCAAATCACCGTAGATGTGATAAATGACAAGAAAAATGCTAAATCAGTTAAATTATTTAAAGAATTCTTTAATAAAAATACTGAATTAGGTAAAGAATACGAACTATATTCAATCTTATTGAATAAAAAATACAAAAACTTGACTCACGCATCTTCTTTAGTAGAAGCCGTAGTCAAAAGTCGAAGAAAATTGTCAAATCGTCGTTTGGCAAATGAAAAATACAATTTAATTAAAACAATTAAAGAAAATTATGACATTAAAGATTTCTTTAATACAAGAATACCAAACTTTAAAGTGTTGGCATCAGTATATCGTGTTTTTCAAACAGAAGTCGGCAAAGAAGACTTTGGTCCAGTCCAAAAAACAGATTCATCAATCACTATAACTGAACATATTACTCAATCTAAACAATCAAGAGTAAAAAAACAGAACATAAGTGAATATTCTAACCAAGACAAAGATTTAAGGTTGTTAAGTTATCAATTATTAGTAGATAAGTTTAATAAAAAGTATAAAACTCTCGATGAAAGTCAAAAAAACTTGTTGAAACAATATATCAACAATGTATCTAATACAAATTCATTAAAAGAATTTATCGATTCAGAAGTAGTAAAAATCAAACGAGCTCTAAAATCACTA